GAATCAAGGCGGACATCAGTAGCGTGGCCGAGGATTTTGTTAGGGGTGGTGGCGAGGCACTCGCTGATTCGCGCAGTCTTTCCGCCGCTGGCGTCAATTCTTTGGATACCCTCAACGCTGGCGGCAGTCCTTTGAATGCCCCGGCCGCCGGTGTTGCGCCCCCTGCGCTGCAAGCCGACTACTCCCTACAGGGGCCGGGGACGGGGATGGGGCTCAAACCGCCGGTCGGTGCACCAGTGGGTTTGCCGCCCGCCAAGCCCGGAGCCATGGACCTCCTTAAACAGGGCAAATTCGGGGATGCTGCCATGACCGCGGGCTCCGGTGCCATGGACATGCTGAAGACCAACCCGACCGGCGCTTATGTTGCCTCTAAGGCTGTTGGCGGACTGGCTGACTGGCTGAGTGGCAGGTCTGAGGCCGAGCTCGAGCAGATAAAAGCCAACACTGGATACGCCAACGCAAAGGCTTTGGAGGTTCAAGCTACCGTGGACAGAGAGAAGATGAGGCGTGCCAATTTGAACGCGGGCTATGGTAGCGTCAACGCCGGATTCAAGATCAACCCCAACGCGGTTGTTGCGCAGCCACCCGGCCTCGTAGCCGGAGCTATGCAACCCCGTTCAGCATAAGGAGCACAAAATGGCAACAGGCATTATCCAAGACAAAATGGGCCGCCCTGAAGGCGACGAGATCACAACCAAAGCGGTTTCTGACAACATCAAGATACCGCCTAAATTGCAAGAGGCTTATGACCGCGTGGTCATTGCAGGCATGAAGATCATGTTCTCCAAAGAAAGCCACCGGGCCATGCTTCAGGAGATCCAGAAGCCGGGTCCCTTGGACCAGCGTCTCGGCAAAGGCATTGCCGGCTTGATGCTCCTCATGTTCAAGGAGTCGAACGCGACGATGCCTCCGGACGTAATCATCCCGGCCGGAATCAAGCTGATGATGGAAGCAGTGGACTTCCTGCGCGACAGCGGACTGGAAAAACCAACCAACTCTGACATCGCTGGTGGTATGGAGGTCATGATCTCCACGATCCTTGAGAAGTTTGGCGTTGCGCCTGAAAAGATGGCCCAGATGTTGAGCCAGTTCAGCAACGAAAACATCCCCGAGATGGGAGCCTGATATGGCTAGTTTTGCAGGATTGATCTCTGGCGTTTTGGGCGGAGCCGCGGCTGGCTACGGCGAAGGCGCACAGATGGAGATGAAGAAGCAGGCCGATCTGGATCTGAAAAAACAGATGCTGGAAGCAGAGACCGAAAAGAATTTGCGACTGGACGATATCAAACGCCAGCGTGATGTCAGCTACGCCCGCGCCGAAACAGCTTACAACCAAAACCCCGATACCATAGCGGCCGCAGCAAATGCAGAGGCCAATAAATATGACGCTTTGATAAAAGCCGGTGTATCGGAAGCCAAGGCTAGAGCGCTAGTTGCCGAGGGCAAAGCCGCTGCCGGCGCTGAAACCGCGCTTGCACCTGTAAAGGCCGCAGCTGCTTCAGCCACTACTTTGGCAACCGCAGAAGCAAACGCAGCAGTGGCCCCGGCGGTTGCAAAAGCTTTTACGGATCAGTACAAAGCCAGCAAAGAGTTTGAAAATCTTAAAGCCTCAGACGCTACAGACGCTCAAATCAAAAAAGCAAAAACTCTTGCTGCCGACACAGGCTATATGGACGCGTTGGCAAAGATTAATTTGGCTACGCACGCAAACATCATTAAAGCTGCTGAAATCAGAGCCGCTACCGTTGAAAGCACAAGTGAGGACAGGCTTGAAGCGGCTAGAGCGAGGGCTGCCAGTAAACCAGAAGGGGGTGGCGCGGAAGGCAGCATTGCCCTTGAACGCGCGGAAAAATCAGCCAAAGAAGCACTGGCCCGAGCCCTTGGTGTGGAAGCGAAGGAAGCTAACCGCGCCTACATAACTTTGAAAAGGATGGCCGATGGCGGTGATGCAGTAGCTAAAGCCAAGTTGGCCGAAGTTACTCCAATGAAAAAGCGGTTGGAAGACGCCTCGGCTGAATGGGAAAACCGCAAAAAAGCCAAAACAGCCCCGGCCGCAGGAGCCCCGGCAGCGGCGGCTTCGGGTGCCGCGCCACCTTTGCCACCCAAATTCAAACTGGATTAAAAGAGCAATATGGGCTTTAAAACCGCAACCAATCCGGAGACCGGAGAACGTGTTGTTTTGGTGGGCAATCGGTGGGAGCCGTTCACGAAGTCGGCCACCAACGACGCCGGCGACAAAGCGTATCTGGTCAACAACAAATGGGTGACCGACGAGCTTGCCGCCGAGGCAGAGCCATCGCCGGTCGCTGCAGCGCCGACCACCGCAGCGCCAACCACCGCCACGCCGGCAGCGCCAACCGCCGTTGCTGCCCCGCCCGCCGCCACGCCCAAAGCCGTTGCACCCAAAGTCGCAGCGCCGGCCGACAACCGCAGCGCTTTGCAAAAGATGCGGGACTTCGTATCGCCCGAATACAAGAGCGTGCTGGAGACAGCGCCCGTGCCAACAGCGCAACAGCAACAGGCCGAAATCGACAAACGCCTGAGCTACGGCGCCGGACCTATCAGCCGCGAGACCGTGGCCAAGGCCGACCAAATGCGCATGGGTCGCGTGCCGGTTGAGCCGGGCCCCGCGCTTACTGTTGCCAAGGTTCGCGAAGCCGAGGGCGCTGAAACTTTTGACCAATTGGCTCAAAGATTAAAACGCGACGATCTGCTACAGCAAGAAACCCAAACTGCCCGTCGCCAAGCCTTTGCTGAAGAAAACCCATTGCTTGCCAGCGCTGCTGCTGGATCCGCAGGTTTGGTCAGCGGCGCCTTAAACATTCCAAGCGTAACGGCCGACGCCTTTAACCAGACGTTTGTCAATCCCGCTTTGCAATTGGCCGGCTTAAAACCTTTGGCCAAAGTGACTACTGCGTTTGGCACTGAATACCTTGCCAAAAGCGCACAAGATTTCATGCCTAAGATTGGCACGCGCAGCATGGAAGGCGCATGGAAAAACGAAGAGTTTTCCCCATGGCTTATGTCCAAGCTGGCGGCCAACTCCCCTCAAATGGCTCAACAATTGGTTGCGGCTTTTGTACCCCCGCTCCGCGTAGCCTTGCTGGGCGGCATGGGCGGAACAGCGGCCGGCCAAAGCTACGCGCAAGGCGATGACTCCCGCGTGGCCATAGCCAAGGGTGCGCTTGAAATTGGCACAGAGATGCTGCCGTTAAAAGTTTTTGACAAACTAGGTGACGTGTTCAAAGGCATGTCGGTTGCAAAGCAAAACGCCGTGATGGCAATTGCTGGGCAACGGCTAGTCCAAGCCGGTGCCGCGATTACTGCCAACGGCATCACCAACGCCATTGAAGAAACGGCCGCTCAGTTTGGCGGCAACGTGCTTGACAAGTTTTTCCAAGGCAAAGACATTGAACTGAGCAAGGGCCTTGGCGAGGCTGCTGTGCTTGGCGCAGCTACTGGCACCGCCATGTCAGGTTTGCAAGTTGCCAGTATCGCTAGGGGCGCATACGACCCCAACGTACAGATTGCCCGAGCCATTGACCAGAACGTCGCCGGCACGCAGTTCACTGGCACCGACCAAGCCGCGCGTACCCTGCTCAGCGCGGACACATACGACGCCCGGCTGATCAGCCCCCTGATGACAGCGGACCCTTCTCGCGTTCTGCAGTCAACGTCGGTCGACGAGGCGGTCACGTCGGCGAATGAGTTGGCCGGATCTCTGGAGATCACGCCGGGCCCGGTCGGGCCTACTCTTGACCTCAACGCGCCGGCCCCAGCTGGCGCTTTGGGCCCAAGCGGCCCTACCCTTGACCTCGACGCGCCGGTCCCAGCTGGCGCCTTGGGCCCGATTGAGCCTACTTTTGACTTCGACGCGCCGGCCCCGGCGGGCCTCTTGAGCCCGAGCGGCCCTGCGCTTGGCGCCGAGCCGCCGACGCTGCCACGTCTAGCTGAGCGCACTTCTGACTCGGACCTGCTGGCCCGGGTCACCGGTCAGGTGCCTGAGCTTGCCGGCCTGACCGCGCCACGTCCGCAGAAGATCCAAGGTGTTCCAGTCGGGGATCTGTCCGATGAGCAGCTGACCACCATCGCAGCCGATGAATCCGTCCCCGCAATCACCCGCAGGGGCGCGTCAGTTGAGCTCACAGCGCGTCAAACGGAGGCGGCCGGTACTACCCCAGCCTCTGGACTTACAAACGCTCCCAGCGTAACATTGCCCGATGCAGCAACCACCCAAGACTCAGGCGCCATTGCCGACAAAACCCTCACCCTCCCGGCAGCGCCAATGCGGGGTGTCCCTCCTACGTCAGTGGGAGGAGTCGCTGACGGAGACGCAGCGAGAGCAGCTGCCACAGAGTCTTTGGGAAGATGGGCAGCTTCCACTGGTGAAGTAAACCTACCCGCGGTCTTCAACGCCCCGACCCCAGAAGCCGCCACTGCGGTCGCCGGGATCGCCGAAGCACTGGGCACCCAGTTCAAGGGCAGGGTATTTGCATACAACGACGATCGGGCGGACTCGCTCAACGGCATTGCCATTGGCCGGGTTGCCTTTGTCAACACCGGCAGCGTTGACATCAACATCGGTCGCACCGCTCTTCACGAGTTCCACCACACGGTTGAGCAGATCGCCAAGCTGGAGTCCAAACAGGGCATGGCCAACACGCCGGCCCAGCGTTACGTGGCCAGCATGAAGGGTATCTTTGCCGGCATGGACCCGGCCGGCAAGCGTGCCTACCTCACAAACTTCCTGCACAAAGACGAGTTGGCCGCGATAGCCGACCCTGTTGCGCGGGAGCAACGCCTGCAAGAGCTGGTGTCGCTGCCAAATACCGAGTCTGAAATGATCGCCGACTTCCTCGGCAACAGGGCAACAGACAAAAGATTCTGGAAAGATGTGGCCAAGACGGACCCGCAAGGGTTCAAAGGTTTTGTCGACAAGTGGATCGGCATCATTGACAATCTGTTGGCCGCGTTCAGGGGTAAAGCCAACCAAGGGAAGAAGGAGTCTGCCCGGGTTGACAAGTACGTCCAAGATTTAAAAGCGGCAAAGGTCATAGCGCGAGACGCGCTCATTGAATACAGCAAAGGGGTCAGAGATGGAAGCATTAACGTTGCAGCAGGTCAAGACGTATCAGAGCCTGCAGCGTCAGCTCGACCAGTCGCTTCTGGAGATGGGGGCGGTCAAGCCCCAGAATACGGAACAGCCCGCGAAGGCGCCATCTCAGTTCTCGGCCGCCACTACTCAACCGAAACCAGATCTTCGTTAAGCGGAATTTTTTATGGGACTGGCCTCAAAGGTGCAGAGCGGGATCGACTGGACGGTAGCCCAGATCCTCGCCTCAAAAACCGCATTTACTTCTATGTTGACCAAGGCTCCGGAATCAGGCCCGAGTCCGGGGTTGGCGGCATCGCACACGAAGTCCAGCTCAACAACATCTACGACCCCAAAACCCAAACGCTCCCGGTTAAAGGCAATTTCAACGCCTTTGAATCGTCAGTAATCAACGCTGGTTTTGACGGTTACATCGCTCCCTTCGGCAACAACCAATCTGCCGTAGTCCTGCTGGGCCCGCGCCACTCAGCCGTACCCGTAAGACCTCTGGGTCGCGTGGCCGGTGCCCCAGCCCCTGTCACAGCCGAACCGACGACGCTGAAGAAGGGGCTCCTGTCCAAAGAGCTGGAGGCCATCGAGGCTACCCGCGTGCCCGGCGCCCGAGTGCGCAACGGCAATTTGGAGATCCCAACCGGGTCACGCGAAGCGGCCAACGCAGAACTGGAGCGCATCGGCAGCGACGTCAGGTTCAGCGAAAAACAAGCAGAGCCAACCGATCTTGGTACGTTCCGCGATGTGGCCAAAAGTCTTGGCCTATCCGAAGAGCAATACAACGCGTCTGTCTTGGGCCTAATGACCGGCAAAACCAAGGACGCCGCGTTTGAAGCTTCTCGGGTTGGCGGCATTCCGGAAGTCGTCCAATGGTTGGACCAACGGTACCGTGACGCGGGCATGCCAGTCCTTGACTTGAAAAACGCCGAAGACCGAAGCAAGCTGGCCCACATGTTGGCGGGCGAGGCCGTTGGCGCAATCCGCAGCGCAGGCAATGCCGTCGAATGGTATGACGAAACCGTGGCCAAAACATTGAGGGTGATGGCGGTTAAATACCCAGAGCTGAACACGGACCAAAACGCACGCAACGCGTTCTTGATGGCCGTTGCCATTTCGTCCCAGACGATGAACGTGGAAGACAACCTGCGTTACGCCTCAAGCCAGTACGAAGCCTTCCGCCAGTCGCAGCAATTTCCCGAAGTTGGCACCGGCAAATCCGCCCCGGCCATGGCCAAAAACTTTGCACTGGCCAACAGCCTGTTGAAAGAATTGGGCGCTGCCGATCTGCGCAGGTTCCTGCAAACGTCATTGACCAAGCGCGAGCTGGAAAGCATGGGTTTTAAGATCGGCGGCGAGTCGATGGACGAGAAGCTTTTGGGGTCTGCCGTATTTGGGCCCAAGATTGGATTTGGTTTCTACAGCAACCTGACCGGCAACTTTGAACCCGTGACCATGGACATGTGGTTCATGCGCACCATCGGCCGCCTCAGCGGCACGTTGCCGGCCTTTGACCCGGTCCTATTCCCCAAGCAAGTGGCCAAGCTTCGTGCCGCTTTGGCCGAAACCGGAGATTCAAGCCGTGGTGTTTACGCGTCAGACTTCAACCGAAAAGAGGTTGTCGCTGCTCGGAAAACCGACGCGGGCGCGGTTGCCTTGGCTCGTAAAATATACAGTTTGCACAACCGGCAGTTCATCAAGGAACGTGCGGCATTTGACTCTGGCGCCCGCATCAAGACCGCTTTGGTAGGTGCGTCTGGCTCGATCATCAAGTCGGCTGACAAGCCTACTGATGCGCCGGGCAGCGGCGGTCAGCGCCAGCTTTTGCGCAGCGTTGTTCGCGAGATGGTGGATTTGGTTGAGAAGCAAACCGGTAAACGCGTACCCCCGGCCGCTTTGCAGGCTTTGATCTGGTACCCGGAGCAGGAGCTTTACAAAAAGCTGGGCGTAAGGCTTCGGGTGACTAGCCAAGATTATGCGGGTGCGGCACAATCCCTTTTAAAGAAAGAAGGCTTCGATGGAAAACGAATTAGCGCAGCAGCCAAATCTGGACCAAGACCAGCACAACCAGTGGCTGCAAAGCAGAACGCCAGAGCAGCTAGACCGGTTAGCGGTGCGGGTCAAAGACTGGATGCGTTCCAAGGACAGGAACGAACAAATTTCATCCAAGGAAGAGTTGAACAAACCTTAAACAGCAAGGCAAATGCTACGCCCCTTGCCGACCTGTTTACCGGATTGGAGAAGCGCGGTTTGGCAAAAACTAAGACCGAGGGTTTGGTCAATCGCCGGCCCGATGCCTCTCAGATTCGATACGTGCAAGACAATTTCCTCGACATCCTCGACGAGCTGGACACCTCTGGCAAAGTCAAAATCAACTGCAAATAAGGGTCCAACATGACACCGACAATGATCATCTCCGCCGACCTCAAGAGCATGCTCGACGAGGCGATTCACTCAGAGCTCTACGCGTCGAACCTGTACAAGCACATCGCCAACCAGCTTCAGCGCCTTGGCTACCTTGGCGCGGCCAAATTCTTTTTAAGCGAAAGCAAAGAAGAGCTGAAGCACTACCAGTTGCACGCGCAATTTCAAAACGACGTAGGCACGGTGGCCAAGGTCCCGATGATCGAGGCCATGAACGAGTCGATCAAGTCCTTCTCTGACGCGATCGAGCTTGGGTACGAGACCGAGCTGGAGCTGTACAACAGCTACAAGGGCTGGTACTCTGACGCAAGCGACGATCCAGTGGTCCAGCAGTTCTTGCTCCAGTTCTTGGAGTTCCAACGCACCAGCGTGGGCGAGTACGGGGACCTGCTGTCGCGCATCCAGCTGGTCGACGGAGACAAAGCCGGCATGCTCTTGATCGATCAGGAGCTGGGGGGCTAAGAACATGGCCAACTGCACCTACACGTTCACCGACGGCACCACGATCAAGGGCATACCCGCGCTCAAGGCGTTCTTGGTCAATGGCGGGCTCGACACCTACCTGCCTGAGCGTGCCATGGAGATGCAGGGCCCGGCGGCGAGTGCACGCCAGACCGACACGCCTGAGTTCAAGCGTTGGTTTGGCGATAGCGAGGTGGTGGATGACGCGGGCAAGCCGATGGTGGTTTATCACGGGACAACTGACAAAGATTCTGATGGCGGGATTACGGCATTCAAGTCCTCAAAAACTGGGAAGCTTGGCGCTGGTGTGTACATGACCGCAGAGTCGTCGCGTGCCTCAAATTACGCGAAGGAAAAAGGCCTTGGCGGTCGCGGAGCTTACGTGCTGCCAGTTTATGCGAGCCTTAAAAATCCCGTTGTTTTTGTGGAACAGAAAAACGGTCTTGTGCTTGAAACACGGCCTGACTTGTTTGGCAAAGAGAGTCCCTACGGACGCTTGGACGGCAATGAAATCCAACAAGTTCTTGTTGACGCTGGCTATGACGGCGCCATCATTAAAGATACCAACGGCGTACTCGTAGAAATTCTTGCATTCAAGCCCACCCAAATCAAGTCTGCCATCGGCAACACCGGCGCCTTTGACCCGGAGAACCCGGACATCAGGTTCAGTGCACGCCAGACCGACACGCCCGCATTCAAGAGGTGGTTTGGCGATAGCGAGGTGGTGGATGACGCGGGCAAGCCGATGGTGGTTTATCACTCAACCCCCGAAGACTTTTCGGTGTTTGATACCGCTCGGTCAGAACTTGGATCTCACTTTGGTCCAGCTGAGCAGGCAAACACTTTTGGCGGCAGCAACGGTAGGCGCATTATGCCGGTCTACTTGTCTATCAAAAAACCAATTCGTTTAGTTGACTACGGGCAGTGGGACGCGGCAAACACTTGGGGCCAGCTTGTTGACCTTGGTGTTGTAGAGGACGAGGGAGATAAAATTTCGGATTCCCTTGTAGGCATGGCAACAGGGGGCGCTGGCGATAAGGTGGTGCAAGATGCTTTGATTAAAGCTGGCTACGACGGCATCGTCTATTTAAACCGGCGAGAAGGGTTTGATCCATTTGGACCCGACGGCGTAGACGGAAACGAGTTGAACGAGATGACGGACGAGGAGGTAATGGATTACTTTCCGGAAGCCCAAGACTCCTATATCGTCTTCAAGCCCACCCAGATCAAGTCTGCCATCGGCAACACTGGCGCGTTCGATCCGGAGAACCCGGACATCAGGTACAGCCCGAGGCAGTTCCCGTCTGCCCGGGGGCAGCGGTTCACCCTGAAAGACGAGACCTACACCAAGACAGTCCAGCGCAACTTGCAGGATTACTTTGCCCGGGTCGCTGACGTGCAGGGCGCCCTGTCTGCGCAGGGAGGCAAGGTGGGCGAGGCCCAGAACGTCTACTTGGCTGAGGAGCTGTCTTACGGTCGCCTGCAGGAGCAGATGGTCGACTTCAAAGAGGACATGCTCAAGCCTCTGATCAAGGAAGCCAAGGCCGCCGGCTTGGAGCTCAGCGATCTGGCCCTCTATGCCTACGCCAAGCACGCGCCTGAGCGCAACCAAGCCATCGCAGCACGCAACAAGACCTTCGGCAAGGGCGAAGGCTCGGGCATGACAACAAGCGAAGCCAACAACATCATGCGTGCTTTCAAGGCAGAGGGCAAAGACACCGCTCTCGCCGACTTGCACGACAAGCTCATGCAGATCACCCAAGCCACCCGACTTGTGCTGCTGAGCGAGGGCCTGATCACTCAGGACCAGTTCGACTCCCTGCAAAGGCAGTACTCTGACTACGTGCCTCTGCGCGGGTTCACCGAAGACGAAGACCTCGAGTCCGGCCGTCCCGTTGCTGGTCCTCGAGTCGGTGGCCGGGGGTTCAACATCCGAGGCAAAGAAACCATGCGTGCACTTGGACGCGAGTCTCGAGCCGGTCACGTCATCGAGAACATCGTCCTCGACTACGAACGCGCCGTGGCCCGGGCCGAACGCAACAACGTGGCCAAGGTGTTCTTGGATCTGGTAACGACCAACCCAGACCCGGGCCTGTGGGAGATCGACTCTGTCCGGACAAAGGCTGCATTCGATCGCGCGACTGGGATGGTCAGGTACAACACCTTGATCGACAAGGGAGAGGACACCATCTCGGTCAAGATTGACGGAAACGAGATCTACATCAAGATCAAGGACCCCCTGCTTCTGCGTGCCATGCGTAACGCGGGCAAGGACGAGACCGGCGCGATCGACCGGGTGCTGGCCATGACCCTTGGCCGGTACACCGCCCTGATGCGCAACACCCTGACCCGTTACAACCCAGCCTTTGGTTTTACCAACGCGGTAAAAGACCTCGGCTTCGGCGCGGTCTCGGCTTTGTCTGATCTGGGTCCAAAGGGCGCGGCTCTGTTCTTCAAGAACTACGCCAACCCTGTCCAGTCAGGTCAGATGTTCGAGGAGTTCCGCGCGGCTGGGGCGACCACCGGTGGCTGGCACATACGAGACCAGCAGGAGATGCAGAAGGAACTGCAGAGGCTGGTCGAGTGGGAGGGTGGCTCGTCCATCAAATCCACGGCCTACTCGATGGGCAAAGCCACTCTGGACGCGTTGGAATTCATTGGCCAGTACAGCGAAACGCAAGCCCGTTTTGCCGCGTACAAAGCAGCCCGGCAGTTGAACAAGTCGCCTGCCGATGCGGCCAGCATTGCGAAGAACCTGACCACCAACTTCAACCGCAGGGGAGAGTGGGGCTCGGCGATGAACACGATGTACCTGTTCTTCAACGCAGGCGTGCAGGGCTCGGTCAAGACAGTCAAGAACCTGCGCAGCCCATACGTCATGGCAGCGATGGCTGGTCTGTCCGGCATGGCTGCAGGTCTGGCTTTCATGGGCGCGGGCGTGGGCGGAGATGACGATGACGGTGAAGCATACTGGGACAAGATCCCCCAGTTCGAGAAGGAACGGAACCTGATCATCATGCTGCCGCCCGGAGAGGGGATGATGATCAAAGGCGAGAGCAAGGTCGGCAAGAACGGCCGGTATTTCAAGTTGCCAATCCAGTACGGAATAAACGTGTTCTCTACGCTCGGGTACCAGATAGCCGACTTGGCCAGATACACACAGAACCACAGCCGTGGTGTCAGCCCGGCGAAGGCAGCCACCAACATGGTGTCGGTGACCTTCGGCTCTTTCAACCCGTTTGGCGGGGGTTTCAACCCAAGCAAACCGACCGAGGTTGCACTCGCGGTCTCGCCTTCGGTCGTGGACTTGGGCGTGCAGGCTCTGATGGGAGTCAACAGCTTCGGCACACCAGTCGCTCCCCGCAAATACGACGACGTCAAGCCTGACGCGGAGAACTTCGGGCCCGGCATGGCAGGCACGTGGGAGCAACGTTTGGCCCGCTGGCTCAGCGAAAGCACTGGAGGTAACCGTGCTGTGGGCGGTGCGATCGACGTGTCCCCCGGATCGATACGCAACATTGTCCGCAACCTGACCGGCGGAACCGGCGATTTTCTTGCGTCGGTGTTCGTCAACATTCCGTCCAAAATGTGGAGCCCTGAAGGTGAGGTTGGACCTCGAGACGTGCCTGTGCTCAAAGCCTTCTACGGTGAGGTCGATGACGTGACCGACTCGAAGCTGTTCTACGAACGCAAGGCCGAAGTCTTGGAAGCTGCCAAGCAAGCATCTGATCGGCAGAAGCTGGGCATCGAGGTGGAATACGATCCCGAATCCAAGGGCCTCCAGTCTCTTGGCAACTCCGCGAAAAGCTACACCAAGAAGATGACCGAGCTTCGCAAGCAAGAGTTGAAAGTCGCTGAAGACTCAAGCTTGACCGAGGCCCAGAAGAACAGCGAGCGCAAGGCCATCCAAAAAGAACGGGCTCAAATAGCGTCTGAGTTCAACGCTCTCTACTACGGGATGAAGAAAGACTTGGCCGCGGTCAAGTAGTTGGGTGTGGGCAGTTGTCGGGCACGTGGACCGCACACCAGACTGCTTGATGCGGGCATGCGCCCCGGGGCGGCTTCCAGCGGTCGATGTAGACATCCGGCATCTTGGTCACCGCCCGGTGGGCGTAACGGTAGGGCACTCCGGCAAATTGGGCAATCTCGTTGATGGTCAAGCCGTCAGGATGGACGCGCAGGGTGTTGCGCACAAGGAGCTCAGTCTTCATGCCCTCTTCCGCGGCAATGGAGCCCAGTGGGTCCAGAACTGGGTCTCATTGGGTCGGTGCCGGTACTGGCCAAGTGAGGCCACGCCGCCGCGGCCCAGCAGAAGTACCTTGACGCCGGTCGGGGTCGACGGGTCGATGGGTATCCAGTAATACTCATGCGACACCATCGCAGTCCTCGTGCTGTCCAGCTTGAACTTTCGTTCGTGCTTTACGAGCTCGAACTCCTCGTCTTCAGTGATTACCATGGCGCATCCTCGTGATTGTTGGGGTTGAAGGGGATGGGCTTAGCTGGCTGCGGCTTGGGCAGTTCAGTGGGAAAGGGCCAGTTATCCATGGTTCTTTGCTTTCAACAGGGCTGTTACGGTGTCAACAACTGCCATTCCCGCCCTTGTCACCGGGCCGTTGTTAAGGCTGAAGTGATAGCGCAGGATCTCGTTTGCGTCTATCTCAGCACCCGTCAGACTTAGCCACGGGCGCTGGGTTGTGGGTGGTACTGGTTGTGCCATTAACTCTCGCGGAACCATCTCACACAGAGCGTCTGCCATGTGGCTCGGCATCTTCCGCTGTGCTGCGGGTGGGGCGTCAGCCCACTTCTCAAGCACCGTCTTGCATTTCAAAAAGAATGCCAGCCGATGCTCAGAACCACTCGCATGGACCCACGGAAAGCCCTTTCTCTTGCTGAACAGAGACCCATATGTATACCCAGCGTTGAACTCGCTTTCAATTTCTACTAGCGCGGTGCTTACGTCTGCGCTCAATTCCTTGAATGTGTGGTTGTCGCGCATGTAGTAAATCGGCGTCGGCTCGGCTTGCTGCTCTGGCTGTGATGCGGGTGGGGTGACGAATGGTGGCTCAAATCCAGCGTTTAACATAAGCGTTTGCACCGCCGTAGGGATTGCACGGAATTGGTGACAGCAGGCTGGGCAAATCACTTTGTTACCGTCCGCCACCGGCTCGGCTTGCTGCTCTGGCTGTGATGCGGGTTGAAAAGCTGGGTGTTTAGCGAAAGAATCTGGGTTATCTTCTTCAATAATCCACTTCGCCACCGGCTCCTGCTCTGGCTGCTCCAGTGCTTTGCGTAGGGCGGTTGCCGACTCACGAATTTTCCGCAATCCACGATCAATACTCTTTGGCGTATAAGCTGCCCCAACGAGTGCAATATTGTCGGCAATGGCCAACGCCTCCAGCCCCTGCTGCACTGTGGCACGGGGTATTGTGATGGTGTCAGTCATGTGGTGCGCTCCTTCAGTTTGGCGTCCATTTGGGCCAGCATTTCTTCAAAAAACGCAAACCGTAAATCAATAACAGAAAAGTCAACCGCCTCATCGGACATTACATTTTGAGTACCAAGTTGATTCCCTTCTTCGTCGGTGTGTGTAACTTTTATAAACCAAGTCATGTCTTCTCCTTAATGCCGCAGGCACCGTCAACAACTTTACCGCCGCAGCCGTGACAAAAACGCACGCGGTTGTCTTGCCAGCCACCCTCGATAAATGACCACAGCTCGCCGCAAGCGCTGCGGTAGGTGCCGGGCATTGAGTCGTCGTCCTCTGGCGACCATTCGCAAGTCGGCGGCTTGCGCTGTGCAGCCCTTGTATTCCAAGTCTCAATCGCCGCCACCTTGGCTTGCTCAATCGCTGCGCTTCGCTCCATCGTCATCGTGTCGATGCGCTCTTCGCCGCACTGTGCGCCGCAGCCGTTGCACTCGGTCGCCAACCAGCGAAAAGTGGATCCTTCGTATTGCGATACCCCAACGTGGCCGCAGAACGGGCAGGGTAGTGGTTCAGTCATAGGTCAATCCACGCAGAAATAATTGCAAATATCAGAAAAACTGCAGCGACTACAGCAATCCATTGGGGTGGGTTTAGTGTGTCAATCATGTCTCCTCCTTAATGTTGTGGGCGGCCCAATCACGCAGCCACACCTTCAGAAACTCACGCCTGCTATTTTGAAGATGGCAAGTTTGTAACCCTCCGATGATTTGATCTGCCTGCTCATTGGTCAACGGCTTGCGCTTGGGTGGGGTGGTGTAGGTATACTGCTGGGTATAGAGTTTGTGTTTGCCAACTGGCAACGACAGATATTCCAGCCGCCAGTCTTTATCAAAAACTTCAATGATTGCCGCCGGCTCGGCTTGCTGCTTGGGTGGGGCGGCGTAGACGGGTATGGTGTATTCTCGCGGTGTTGCCGACCCGCGCTTGTCGTGATCTGCCTTCAAATCCCGGTGCATGAATTGAGCTAGTTTGTCATTTCCGTCAAGCCAACCAAGCGGCCCCTGCTCTGGCTGTGCTGCAAAGTGGTCAGCCAATTCCCGCGCCCGGTGCTTGTCTATGCCCTCTCGGACTAAGGTAACCACCACCATGTCTCGCCAAGGGGTTGGCTCGGCTTGCGGCACTGGCCATGCCTTCGTGTTCCCACAGTCTTTGTAATGACACGCATCACCATCTTGACAAGGGCATCGCGGGTCTTTTCCTATGCATGGCTCGGCCTGCTGCGCGGCCTGTCTTAAGTTAGTCATGTCCCCTCCTTTATGTTGTGGGCGGCTTCGTAGTTAATCCACGCTTTGCGATGGCCTGCGTAAAAGATTCGGCGCATTTCTGGAAAGTCCATTGCTGGCCGTGCTTTGAAATACTCGTCGGAGGCATCGTTGCAATACGCTTCGCACAGCGCACGATCTTGCTCATCCGTCAGTTGCACAGTTGCTGGCTGTGCTGCGGCTTCTTGTGTTGATTTGATTGCTTTTTTGACTACCTGTTGCCAGTTTTCACCCTGTGCGTCAGCCCAAATCAGCGCCTCCAGCGCCTGCTCTACCGTCACCCGGTCAATCGTGATCTTGGTCATGTCCCCTCCTTGATGTTGTGGGCGGCTTTGTGCTGCTCGATAACTGCAAATAGGTTGTCCAAGGTTTGCAAATCTGCGTCTCCCCAGCCTAAATTACCGCAAAAACTATCCAACGAGTTTGCAGCAGCTTCCAAAATTTCCAGCGGCACAAGCACATCATCCGTCAGCGGCTTGCGCTGCTCTGGCTGTGCTTCCAGCATCCTGTCCATTGCACTTGCATAGGATTCACGCTCTGCCGTAAGAATCTCAATCTCTCGGGCAGCTTCCATTTGCAAATCACCCCAGACTGATACTCCTTTGCTAGCAGTATCACGCAATCGTTTAACCAAGTCGGATTGAGCCACCGGCTCGGCTTGCTGCTTGGGTGGGGCAACTTTTTTGATTGCCTGATGTACAACATGGAACATGGTTTCGTAGTGGCCGTGCTTTCCCTCCTGCATTTTTTCGTCATACAAATCTTGCACAAAGCGATTCAGTTCTGTTTTGTCATACGCCACCGGCTCCTGCTCTGGCTGCTCTAGTGTCATTCTGAAATCTCCATCAGTGCGTGTTTAGCTTTCTCCATCCACCACAACGCTTCGCCACCATCTGCACAGCTTGATGCGAAGTACAGTCCACCATCTGCATCTTCGCCAATTACCCATACGCGCTTTGGCTTGGCGTCAATAGCGGCTTGCAGGACACGTTCAACATCTAAATCTAGCGTTGTTATAACCGGCAGTACGGTTACTTTTTCGATGAGTTTCATGGTTACTCCTTGATGCCGTGGGCGGCTTCTGTCCTGCGAATAGCATCCATACGATGCTGCTCAAGCTCTTGCCTGTAAGCAGGCGCGGAGCGTTTAACTACTCCATCAGGTGCAAAGACTGGGCCAACATACGCAATTGTCTTTGCCTGCTCATCCGTCAGCGGCTTGCGCTGTGCTGCTTTTTTACCGTCGGCAAAACCGCTTTGGTATGAGACCAACAGAGCAGCCTCATACTCTGCAATGTAGACCTGTGCGTCGTCATCGTCCAGCTTGGCTTGCGCTGCTTGGCGCTTTGATTCAAATCCTGTCATCACATCCCCTCATCGGCCAAGAACTCGGCCAAGATTAAAAGAAATAATTGTTTCTGATTAGCAGTTGCGTTCATAGTTTTGTCCCAGCAATAACTGAATTCATTTGGCCGTGATAAGTAATCGTCAATCGCGGCAAGGCCGTAGTGACCTAGTACGTCGTCTAGGTACGCCTTTTTTGCGATGGTCTCTGCGGCTTTGCGTACCTCCGTGCTGATCGGGCCATAGGCAAGGTGTTCGTCATTGGGGTGGATGCGGTAGGCAACTTGACCGCCTTCTGATTGCACATCGGTCAAGCTCACCGCTGGATACCACTGACCACTAAGGGCTTGCCATCCAATCCTCGCCCCACGGGCGGCAGCATGTAGTAGGCGGCTCATTTACATCCCCTCGTCGGCCAGTGCTTCGGCCAAAATTAAAAGAAATAGACTGCGCGTCAGTCGGTCTTTGTTTTGCTGCCATTCGTGCATCATGTTGTTTGCGTAATTTGCAACGATTGCACATCGAATAACAAAATCATTCATGTGCTCTGAGTCTATGTACAACCATAACTCGCCATCGCAATCCCGCAGCGCCGTACTGACCGGGCCATATTGAAGGTGGGCGTCATTCGGGTGGATGCGGTAGTGGCGGATAGTGTCAACCAAAAGAAGTTGTCCGCTTGTTTGCCACACGACAGAATCATTCCATTTTGTCTGTATCCTCGCCCCCCGGGCGGCAGCAAAAAGTAGTCGGCTCATGTCAAATACCCCGCTAAGAAAAACAACGACACCATCGCAATCAGCGCGAGGGCAATGGCAAGCGCGGCGTCCAGCCAGCTGTACTTGAAGAGGTTTTCAATCTCATCGTCTTTCATGTCCGACTCCCCTTGCTTGGCAAACTGAACGCCACAAGGCTGCCGGCCCGGGGCACTTGAGCGGTGGAGTCGCCGTCGCCAGTGCGGTAGACGTCGCGTTGCCACAGGTCGTTGTCCGACGCGCGGACTTCGCCGGGGCGCCGTTGGCGCTCCACGTATGCGCCCATGATTGTTTTGGTCTTTTTTTGCAGCTCTATGGCCGCAGGGCGCACCATGTGAGTGGGGGTCCGGTTGACCTTAATTTCATCTAGGATGCCCATGTTTGTTTCTCCATCAGTTTCTGTTTGTAATGAGCGGCTTTTTCGCCGTCGTCGGTGCCGGGTTTGCGACCGGCTCGCATGGCGTACTTGATGATGTTGCCCTTCAGGTACCCTTGGAATTCTTCCGGCGTCAGCACGGCTTCCATCACGGCCCAAGGTTGCATCGGCATGTCTTTGTAGTGGGTGCCGCCCACTTGCGTTTCGTCTGCGTTCATCAATCAATCTCCTTCATGTAGTAACTGGTTTCAAAGCCGTCGCCGCGCAGGGGCAAGCCGGGCGCCCATGCAATCGGGCGGCCCATGATCTTTTCTGCTTCTTTCAATGGGCCTCCTCTCATCTCCATGATGATCTCGTCGTGAACCGTGGCCAACTGCCTGTAGCCCTCGTCATCCAGCGCCAGCATCGCCTCGGCCAAGCAGTCGCGTGCCACTGCCTGAGTGATGTTCTCCACCAGCTTGCCGCCGTATGTAGACAGGCGAGTCCACTGCTTGGTCTTCTGGTCCTGACCCTCGTATGTCAGTGACCCGGCTCTGGCCACAACAAACCCGCCGCGCACAAGGTCTTCTGACTCGATCCGCGGCTTGACATAGAACAGCTTGCGCTTGCTTGGCAATTGGATTGTCAGGAAACCTGACTCGTAGGCAAACACCAGAGACGTCCTCTTGCCAGCGATGGCTAGTGTGGCCGACCCTTTGCCCAGCACCGCTTCCTTGGCTGCGCGTTCGCACGCGTACCAGAACTGAACGATCTCCGGGTTGGCCGCACGCCACGCTTCCTTGATCGGCTCAAGCTCGTCCTCGGTCAAGCCCATCTCCAACGCGCCCATGGTCTTGAGTGCGCCGGCCCCGCCTTGATAGCCGAGTGCAAGCTCGGAGATCTTGCCCTTCTGTCGGTACGGCGATTTCTTCGTGACGCTGCCGGCCGGCAAGTTAAACATTTGCTCAGCCGACGCTTCGTAGATCTTGCCGTGTGTGGCAAACACATCAAGGCGCCACTGGCACCATGCCATCCAAGCGATCACACGGGCCTCAATGGCGCTGAAGTCGACGATGATGTACCTACACCCCTCCCGCGCGACAAACGCGGTCCTGATGAGCTGTGAGAGGGTGTCAGGCACATTGCCAAACAACAGCTCAAGGGTTTCGTAGTCGCGCTTCTTCAACAAGTTGCGGGCCAAGTCAATGTCACGCAGTTTGTTCTGCGGCAGGTTCTGCACCTGCACCAAACGACCAGCCCAACGGCCGGTGCGGTTCGCTCCATAAAACTGGGTCAAGCCTTTGACCGAATCATCTTTGTCAGACATGGCCCGGGCCATGGCGTGGTACTTGGACACGCTTGTCTTGGCCATCTCTTGGCGCAACTCCAGCACGCGTCGCACTATCGCACTGTCCGTAGATTCAAGAACCTTGGGCACGCTTTTCTTGGTCAGGTCAACGATCGTGTCGTCGTCCTCTTCTGTCTGCAACCATTTGAGCAACTGGTCGCGGGAATTGGGATTGTCTAAACCTGTAAGAGCGATGGCCTCCGTGGTCATCCTCTCTTTGAATATGCCGTCGCACTCGATGGCGGCGTTGACCAACTCGCGGTCGACCTTAATCCCAATGCTCATCATCCGTTGATCAAGGTGCCACAGCTTCCACTCTTTGTCGGGCACCGGAAACTTTGCAATCCGTGTTGCGATCTCGCGCTCTGACTCAACGTCACGAGCACAGTACTCTTTAAACAGCGCCCACTTGTCCGGATCGTGGTGCGGTAGGTTGCGCGTGCGGCCGCCGTTCTTCAAGGTAGGTTTGCATGGCAGGCAAAAGTAGCGGATCAACGCCCAACCTGATGCCAGCTTTTGCTTGTCGGCTCCAAGGCCTAACACCTTGCCCACTTCGCCAAGGTTACCGGGCAGGCCAAGGTACAGCGCATGCACGCTGGTGCAACGCCACTGCTCTCGCTCAAGGTTGGCGTCAAGGATCCTGTTCAAGCAAGCTATCTCAAACGCTGCGTTGTACGCAGTCTTGGTAACCTCTGGGTCGTACAGTTTAAGAAAAAGCCAATAAGGTAGTTTCTCCCCGCTGGCAAAGTCAATTACTTCAACCGCTTCGTCATCAAACGCGTAGGCAAACAACATCACTTCGAAGTTGTCCGACTCAACGTACTTGTGCACGCCGCACTTTTTCAAGTCGACATCGCTGTACGTCTCAAGGTCAATTCGTAGTGTGGTCATTTGTTTTGATACCGGTAACGTGCTCCGCCACAAAGTAACGGTGGGCATGTGGTTGTGCAACTGGGTAGGTTCAACTTTGCCAATGCGATCAATCCAACCTATTGTTTTGAGAGCCCTGACCCCCGAAACCCAAACATTGGGATGTAAAGACTCTGGTCGAACAAGGCCCCGGTCTTTGCAATACGAACGGAATGCGTCGCCCTGCACTTCGCGTTTACTCATCAACAGTTCTTCAGCAAAAGCCAAGTACTGTTCAACAAACTCAGGCTCTACGGAATACGCTTTCTCCCAGCACTTATCTGCTAAGACCATCGCCGCCTTCATGCGTTCACTAGTCATGTCACTCGGCAGGCCGCATGTCGATGAACACTGGAGTGGCATCGCCAAGCCAAGCACCGATGGTGTTGAATTCAAAAAACTCTTCTGCTTCTTCTCTGGTCATGTCTCGCGCGTAGATGTCTATCACTCGAGTCCGGTCGTAAGCAACAACCGGGTCCATCCCAAATCGGTCAGCAACACCCAAAATCGCTTCGTCAAAAACGGCCGGTTCCAAGAAGATCAAGTCCTCGTACATTTCAGCTAATCGATTTCGGGTTGTCATCTGTTTACTCCGTGGGTTTGTTTTCTGACAGTTGGAACAGGGCTTGGCCGCGGATCTCCGCGTAGAGATCTGCGACCTGCTCATGAGGCAACTTGCTCAGAGCCAGCAACACCAGATCAACTCCGGCGGGGACCATCCTGATCGACAGGACTTGGGGTTTAGTTTCTTCGGTCATGATAGGAAGTCATCCTCAACAGCAGTGAAATCATCGGCTGCGTTGGACACGCCTCCACCCAGAGGCTCGCCTTCGGCCAGCTTCTGCACGTTGTTCAGGTAGAACTTGATGCCCTTGTTGCCGTCGACGTTGTACGCAGCTGGAATGATCGAGATGCGTCCGTAGCAGCCGCTGTACAAATCTGACTTGTTGATGATGTCGTTCAGCCCCGAGTCAACCACGCTTGGCTTGTTGTACGTGTTGGCGTTGATAAAGTAGTGACCCTTGTACTCAGGGTACTTCTCTGTGTCGCGCTCGGTGTCGCCGTCGCGCAGAGGAGTCTTGAAGCTGGCCAAGAACTTGGAACCCCAGATCGTGACCGCCTTGGGGTCGGTCTTGAACTTGTCAACTGCGCCATTGATTTTGGCCAGTGTTTCTTTGTCCCTTTTGTCGACCAAGATCATGATCGAGTAAGACCCCTTCTCGTCAGGTGTGAAGACGTTTTTGGTGAAAGAGAGGCGAACTTTGCCTGTGATGATTTTGGATTCGGTAGCCATATTAGTCCTTTAGACTGGTTTAGAAAAATCATCAAGTGCGGTTGCACGTGATGTGATTGCTGGCCTCTTGTCCCCTTCGGGCACCAGCGTTGGTTTGCCTTCGGGCTTGGTGACTAAGGCACCCAGCACGTCAGCAAATTTCTTTTTGCCAAGCGCGTCTGTCATGGCGGTGATGCCAAGCAAGCTGCGCTCGTATGCGATCTCGTCAGGGACCCCGGCTGCCCGCAGCGCTTGGGCTACGGCTTCTTGGTCGCTGTACTTGCGATTGCTCCTGCCCTCGACCAGCTTGTAGCCGGGGACCGCCGTGCCCTTCTCGGCCTGCTTGAGCGCGTAGGTCTTCAGGTCTGTGAACCAGTCGATCACAAGGTCCGCACTGGGCAGCAGCTCGGCAATCCGGTCCATCGTCAGGAAGTCCACCGCCGGGGGCACGGGGGCAAACTCCTGCTTGGCCACTGCAAGTGCTTGCGCTGCACGGGCTGGGCATGTGTAACGGGCCTTGCAGAAGCTGCTTGTGCAGTGTGGCCCGGGTACGAACACGCCCTCGCCAACCCAAGCCAGCTTGGCTGCCGGCACAACCGCATCGTCTGCCCACTTGAGCAAGTCAGCTATCGGAAGCTCTTCGCTGCTGTAGTTGCCAAGGCGTGGCTGCAGCACGGTCATGCGCACCCTTTTGATGTCGTACAGATCGGCCAACTCGTTGAACGCGCCCAGACCGTACAACCTCATCTGGCTGTTGTCTTTGGCGTCAACGTAGATGCCCTTGCCGTACTTCAGGTCCATCACTTCAACGAGGTCGTCTGTGATGATCACAAGGTCGCCAGTGCCAAAACCCTCAGTCACCCACGGACTGAAGTCAAGCTTGCGCTCAACGTAGATCACCGGGTCCTTGCACCTAGCGTAGGCGTCCTCGATTCGCTTGATGCAGTATTGAGCCGCCTCGTCAACGTATCCGGCAAGCGCCCACGAATCAAAGTGCAGCAGCTCTTCCGGCAAGGTTTCGATGGTGCGGCCAAGGTAGGTCAGCATCTGCTGCTCAAAGACTGCATGGGCAAAGGTGCCTTCGCGTGCAAACTCGCTGCCCTCGTCTTCGAATTGCTCCTCCATCCTCGCGCTTGGAGTGCACGTCATCCACTTCTCACTGCCGGATGCGGACAGTTTGGCGTGTGCGGTCATGGTGTTGTCCTTTCTGCTTTGGCTATTGCGTCTTGGGCACGTTTCTCAAACATCGACTGCGCCAACATCGCCTGCGACAAGCCGCTAATGGTGTCAAGCGCCTTTAGCAACTCCTGATTCACCGTATGCAACCGGCGCAATTCTTTGCCTGCTGCGGCAAACCAAACGACTCTCTGGGTGGCTGGCGTAGTATCGAGTTCATCAGCAATCCGCAGGGCTTCTGGTTGTGTCATGCTTTCCTCGCTTTCAACATGGCGTCGGCAATTTGATAAGCTTCCTGAGCAATATCCTCTGAAGTCGGGTCGTTAAAACGGTCGCCGTTCCAATATTGGGACATCGCGCCAATTGCAACTTGCCCTGCAAAGTAATCGCGCAAGGTCATGCCTTTGGAATAGTTCAACTCGTCCCCCACACCGCTGTAAGGAAACGCTTGAGGCGCTTTACTGTCTTTACTCATACCTTGCCTCCCGATATGGCGATGAGGCTTGGCTGGTCAGGCTCTTGGGCCCACTTGACCGCGTCAGACATGATGGCGGCTATGTTCTGCTGCATGTAGAGGCCGATGACCTCGGCAGTGGTGTACACCGTCTTGTCAGCGGTAAGGGAAGGCTCGACGGTGCCTTGGCATGTGATTTCGTCGCCGTTGTCTTCAATGATGATCGTTAATTTAGACATTACGTTTTCTCCTTGATATCGTAAAACCAATTTTCTCCGGCTGCCCACTTGCGGCTGCCGTCAACAGTCCAGATCACTTGAGCCGCCTCAAAGTCTGGGAACTTTGTCTCAGCGGGAATCAATGACTGGTCGTACCACAGGCAACGGTTGTTTGGCTGTGCAGCAAACTGGCCGTTGTCTAGCTGGATGAAGTTGAAGCTCTTGTGCTCCTCTGCGGTTTCGGTGAAACCGGTGTCTAGGTCCATGCCGTCTGCGCAGAAGTCAACCGTGAACAGGTACCTGCCAAAGTGCCAGTTCTTGTCTTTGCCCAAAAACTTCACTCCCAAATTGCGCAGGCCGATCTTCTCGATCACCGTGAAACGGTAACCCATGCAGTCCCACAACTGGAGCGTGTCAATTGGCAGACCCTGTGCTTCGCTTGCGTAGAAGTCCTCGCGCCACACGTAAGCATGTATCGGCAGCTTGTCGTACAGAGCGCCATAGTTGGGCAGCAGCGACTCGATACGGAACACTTGGCCACGCAAGGCCTTGATGCTGACCCAGATGGCCGGCTCAAGCTCGCCGTGACCCTTGTGTTCGTTGTACAAGAACTCGCGCTTTACAAAGCATTTAATCGGCGGCAGTGATGCGATTAGGTAGCTCACATCTTCTCCATGTTGGCCAGCAGTTCGGCGTAGCGATCGGCCGGCACTGAGCTTAGGTTCGCACAGCCGACAGTCTCGAACAGGTCTTTGAGTGACTTGCCCTTCTCCTTGTATGCCAACAGCTTGGCCCGGACGTCCTCCAGCGCGATAACTGGCTCGGATGCCTCGGCAGGGGCAGGGGCAGGCTTGGCTGCCTTGGCCTTCTTAGCCGGCTGCTCTGGCGGAAGCACCGCCTGTGCAGTGACGGTGGCCACTTCGGCTGCTGGCGTTTGCAGCAGGCTGACCATGGCCGCGGCCAAGATCTGCACTTGCTCTGCTGTCTGCGGGCTAATGGTAATGGTTATCATGTCTGATCCTTGATGTAGGTTTGAAGGCGCTTGATGCGGTCGAGGTGATAAGCCGAGATGCGGGTTGCATACTCGGCAGCACTCTGGGATTGGAGCAGCTGGCGCCGGGCTTCGTCGAGCTCCCGGGCAGCAATCTCCACTGGTGATGGGGTCTTGAATAGGCTCAAGAACCGCTGGTACATGTCGTTCATGGTTTTGTCCTGTAGGCTGGTTTAGAACCGAAATGATAACAGCGCTTTCGGGGGCCTGTAAAAATAATTTTATTGTGTCGTGTAAACAACGCTATCATGCCGACCTATGAACACTCGCGAAATAGTCAACCGCTTCGGCGGTCCAGTCAACTTAGCCCACCATCTTGGCATACGATCTCAGGCCGTGTCACTGTGGGGAAGCAAGGGCCGAATACCAATAGCAAGAGTGCCGGAACTGGTCCGGATCTCACGACGGCTGAAGCTGGGTTTTCGAGCTGAAGACTTGAGGCCGGACGTCGACTGGGCTGCTCTGAAGGGCCGCAAGTGATTGAGCTGCGTTTGGCCCTGTCGGTGGACGCCATGCGTGCGATTGCAGAGGGCGCGGAGTTGGTGTTTGACGTGGAAGATGATGGCGTGAGGGTGTTCATATCTTGTGACGACGAGGCGGTCAACGCTTTCCAGACTCAGGTACAGCGAGCCCTCCTGCACCTGTTGCCGATTGGCGGGATGCCGAATTAAACCGAACCGGCCGGATGCCGGTGTTGTATTTAGGAGACGGTATGTTTACTCGCGTTGAGTATTACAAGGATCTTTTGGCCGACTGCATAGACGCAGTTGATCAAATGGAAATTAGCGAAGAGCACCACGGCGCCATTATTGCAGCGCTAATCCAGTCGGATAGCTACAACGGCCTGCGCAAAGCAATGCTGCAAGCTGGCGGCATTCCAACTGGGATGTTGTTGCGGGGTGACAAAGCATGACCCGCCCCAACGTACTGGCTCTTAGCCTAGACGCCATACCCCGAGACCTGCAAGCGCTGGACCGGTGGGTGCTGTGGCGCAACGTGCAGCGGAGCAAGCCCAACGGCGACAAGGTCTGGGCCAAGATGCCCCTCTCAGCCAAGGGCGGTGCCGGGAGCTCGACAAACCCGGCTACTTGGGTGTCTTTCGGTGCAGTCT